CTTCTGCCGCCTGTAAACTTGGTACATCAACAGTAATAATCTTAGTATCGCAATCCTTATATTCATCGACAGGCGACTCAATAAAGCCATGTTCCATTGCCTCTAGGAGATAGCCAAACATAAATATGCCCGTATGGCTTGGGTCTTTGCCTTTGCCCTCTACAGTGTCAATAATCTTACCTATCCAGTTCGTGCCGTAATAGAATAATACATTTACCTTCATTATAATATCAACTCTCCCATATATAAAGTTGGCGCCAACTGTTGATGGGCGCCATGGTTTGAAAACTATATAAAAATAAGCCCCGATCAATTAAGACCGGGGCTTTGTAGTAACTGCTTATTAGGAAATTTTATCTTTTAGTTCTTCAATTCCCTGTTTCAGACCTGCGACAATACCAGCCAATGCGCCAGCCAATGCCGCAATTTCAATAGAATCTCTCGCTTTTACCCATGCACTATCCGTATTTTTGATTTCGTTGGTAAGTTCGGTAATTTTAGCGTTGATGGTATCAGCAATTCCCGTAGTAGTGGTAGTAGCGGTTGAAGCTAAGCTTGTTTCAGCGGCCGCAATAGCAGCGGTAGTAACAGCAGTAGTAATTTCGTTTGACACAGTAGTTTCACTCTCCTTAGTTAATGAAATAGTTCCAGTAATAGTGGTATCGTCGGTAACGGTTAGCGTAACGCTTGCGCTGGTATAGCCTGATAGAGTAGCCGTAAATTCATAGCTACCAGCTTCTAAACCTTCAATAGTAGCAATACCTGTACTGTCGGTTGTAGCCGTACATGATACGCTACTGACTGTATAAGCGATTGATACTCCTTCCAGTGCATTAGTCCCGTCGTTGACTGTAATAGTTGCAATTCCTGCCATGTGTGAACACTCTCCTTTTATTTTTTTATATAGCCATTGCAGTAAGTGACAAGCGGTCTTTAATCCGTATGGAATAGCTGCTTCTGCCTCTGCTTTGGCATAACTAAAAATCGCCACTTTGACAGCTTCCATTTCGGACTGTACAAAGGGCGATTTAGCTAGGGATTCGATTATTTGGTTTAATTGTATAGGTGTCATTTAATCACCTTTTAAAATTAATTTTAAATTAATGATTTAAGTAATATATTGCTTTTCCCCTTAATGTGTCACCGCCTGACCATAACTTATCTCCCGCCTTAACTACCAAAAAATCCCATCTTTCAGTAGTACCGCCAGGACTTCCGTCAGGCTTAGGAGTTGGGCCATAAATACCATTTACACAACCATTATCTTCATATCCAGGATTATAGCCATCAAGATTATTGGCCGCTTCAGCATGTGTCATAACGTGCTGAATATCGATGTTTATTTCTAACTCTTCAGCCAGCACCGCTATTACCTGCGCTATAGCTTCAATTTGTGCGTCTGTGGGTGGTTCTTCGCCAAGGTTATCTGTTGAGTGCGCCTGATAAGCGCATAACACCCCAATTGCCACTGCCCCAGTATTCCGCATGTAAGTATGGTTCAAATGAGTTGTAAGGTCATCTACTGTAGCGTAGAGTGAGCCGTCTTTATCAACTAGGATATGATAATCGTTAAACTGTTGACCGTAATGCCCAGCAGTCCAGTGAATGTAAATTTTATTGATATTACCCTTTGCCGCTTGCGCTAATTTTCGAATATCATCTAATTGCATTCTTTCACTTCCTAATAATCTTTTTCGCTAAGTAAATGATCTGTAATAGTAGATATATTGCAGTAAGGATATACACCCAATCTGCCAGTTGTATGTTTAAAAATGTCAATGTCGTTACTGCCGCTGGTGGAATAGTTTTAGCGACTGCCCCCTCTATTTCGTTTCCCATATTACACCTACTCTCTAGTTAAAATTCAACCCCATACAACAATGCCCCGACCATAGTTGCATTAATGTCACCATGGTCAAATTTACTATCTGCAAACTTTTCCTTTGTGTAGGCAATGCAAGACACCGCCAGAAATCTTTCCAGCGGTGTCAATTTTGTATATCTATTTAGTTGGTCATTAATTATATAACCGGCACCGATATGTGCCCATTTGTCCATTGGTATAGAATTTTCTGCTTGATGCACAACATTAGCTGAACATATAGGCGGAACGATGATTAAAGTTGTGATGAGTATTAATGTTCTAAATATTAGTCTAATCATACAGTAGTACCAGCGTAATTAACCCATGCTGAACCGCTATACCATATTGGGTATCCAAGAGTCGAATCAAATATAGAATATCCCGCTATAATCCCTTTTGTTGGTCTATTAGCGGTTGTACAAGCTTGTCCCAACGGGGCGTACAAATCATTATATATTGGCTTTTGTTCTCCGATATATATAAATAAATTACGAATAGATAACGTACCAGAAAAACCGCCTGTTCCATAGGTATAAGTAGGAGACAAATAACCGCTTGTAGACATTAGAGCATCCTCGTATGTTGTCCATTCAGTTGCCGTGGTTAATGTTTTATGCGCTAATAAATTTGAACCATATTTAATACCTATCGGAGCGGCGGCAACCGTATCGCTCCCTGTATATTGATATTCAAAATTAATTCTGATAGGCGTGTCCTGTGGTATTGTTATGCTAGAAGGTAAAGCTATTCGCAACCCGTTTGACGCTTGTGTTCCTGCTGTGCCGACCGCTACTAATATATTTTTAGCTGAACATTCGCTATCAGCCGAATACGTTACCGAACTAATCCCCGCGCCATAAGTAATCATTGTCCCATTCAACAAAAAGAAAGGGTCGGGATAAAGCAAATTAATTAATCTTTCACTGCTCCCAACGATGTAAGAATAAGGATAGCTAGTGCTTCGTGTTACTGTATAGCTAGTATCTAGGTCGGTTATCACTACACTAGCTGTACTATTTGCTATATTAATCGCGCATCCTCCGCGAAGAGACTTTAAATACCATTTGCCGCGTTGTAATTTTATTGTCCCGCTATCATTTACCCAATAAAAATAACATTTTTCCATTATATTGTCATTGCCGTAAGAACCTTCATTAAGAACAGCATCGTATACTATTTCGCAATAAGTTGATTCAAATTTTAAACCATAAACATTAATTAACCATAGCCCTAACGATGCTCTGTCATAATTAACATTAACGAAATTAGAATCCTGGCACTCTTTTAATTTCAAATCAATATAATTGTATGAAAAATCGCAGGTATTCATACTAATTGTAGTAGTTTTTGTACTATTGTTCACAGGGTCGTAATTAGTTGCAAACGCTATTTTGTTCCATGATGCAGAAAGCTTATCAATCTTATACATACTTCCACCTTCTAATTGGAAACCTATATCAAAACCTTCTGCATAAAGATTGTCAAGGCGAGAACTTGAACCAATGCAAAGATGAACCGCGCACCTTGCGTCTGTACTATAAGAATAAGAATGCGTTACTGTTAATCCTGTATTTGAGTCTGTATAACTCGATACACTATAGGAGCAATCAACAAATAAATGCTTATTTAAACTACTGGTATCACTTGTGAGATGAGGCACGGTCTGGCTTGTATCTGTGTCACCTCTAAAACCTACACCCTCAATATTTATATTATTACTCCAACTATCGGTATCTGTTGGATTATCTGGATCATAATTAACAAATACCGATGTTGCTGTATTTAACATTATCGTTGAATTTATGCCGGAACCGATAACCGCAACATTATCGTAAAGCTGAATAGGCGAAGACGTTAGAACGGTACACGGTGGAATAAAAACTTTAGCCGAATTGGTTTTTGCATAACTTACAATGCTTTTTAAACGGCTTGTATCATCACTAGTGCCGTCTCCTCTTATTCCTACTAATGGTTCAGGAGGATACATTGCGTTGATACCGTCAATATATTCCTTTGCTTCGGTCTTTAATATTCTAGTATCTGTAATATCTGTAGCAGTTATTGCGGTTGCATTAGCCGTTACAGATATTTGTGCTAAAGACAATGCGCCGCTCGGCAAGGTTGGAGTTGTTGCGCTTGCCTCTGTTGAGGTTGTTGCCGTTCCAGCGGTAATAACGCCTGTTCCGGTTACAGTCATGCTACCCGGCATATTACCGCCACCTGCTGTAGTCTCGGCAACAGTTATAACCCCATCGTTTACGGTTGCCGTATATGTGGCGCTTATCGTAGAATTGGCGTTTAGAGCAGTTGCGAAGTTAGTCATTGATGTTGCTATGGTGCTACCAAGAACAAAATCCGTCGAATCTTGTGTTGCTGTCGTGACCGTGAAGGTAATGCCGTCAAAAACGATAGTATCTCCGCTTGCGAAATTAGTTGTCAGTGTGTAAGTATCACTACCAGCGACTGCCACTGTTCCGAGTTCACCAGCTTCATAAGTAACCGCCCCGGCTGAGCTTACATAAATTAAATCGATTCTTGGCTTTGTACTATCGGCATTGCTAATCGTCTGAGAAGATACTGCTGATATGGCATAACGGTAACCGCTTGGCAAATGAACAGTACCTGCCGCAACAGCAACCGTCATATTAGCTGTAGATTGTGCTGATACTTCTAATCCGGTAACAATTCCGTATCCTGTAGACTCTTCTAATGTTAGTTGATTTATGGAAGTTGTATATGTTGCTGAACTTTGTAAAATAGTTTGTACGTCTGTATAGTATGTTTGCGCGTTGGTGGCCGCTTCTTCTGCCGCCGTTGCTTCGGTTGTTGCTGTCGTTGCGCTTGCCGCCGCCGCTGCTGCGCTTGCCGCCGCCGCTGTTGCGTAAGAAGCCGCAGAAGATGCGTCATCCAAGGTTATAACAATTGTATCGCTCAAATATATTCGCCCCTTTCTATGCTTTTATGACCTTGTTACCTCTGGTATTACGTGCAATTCTAAATTACAAAGACATGTTCTAATACCAGTGCTGGAAGTTAAAAATACATCGCCGAAATAAATTGTATAGTCGTCTAATGTTTTAGCATTAGACGGAATATCCGCTGTTTGGTCACTAGTGAGTATTAGCGTAATTTCGCCCGACGTAGCTTTAGGAGAAACAAAGGCGCATGTAACCGTAGCAATTGCCGTTTTGTCCTGCGGCGTTCGTCTTATTTCCATTGCTACAGAACTATAAGACGAAAAAGAATACAAATCCCCATCAGAGGTATAAACTTTTAATGTCTTTTCCCAATAACTTCCTTGCTTGAGTTTAATTATTGCATCTGCCATATTCCACCGCCTATCCAATAATAATTACTGTGTATTCCGCACTTGTTGGGGCACTAGAAAAAGCGATAGCCACCGACGCAGTGCCAGTGGCTTCAATGCTCGAAGGTGTTATATAAGTATACGGTGATGCTGTCATTCTGACTTGTACTATGACGTTTTGCGTAGACAGTCCGTGAGATACGGAAAAACTAGTTGCTGAACCATCGCCTATGGTTGTGCTGTAACATTTCATCATAGAAGATTCTAGACTAGTAATTTGAGCATATGTTGCCGCATCTTGCGCACTTGTCCCATCAGCGAGATTATGAATATAATTGCTGTTCATGTCATAATTTACATAGACATTAGTTGTTGCCAAAAAACCGCCTCCCTTAGGTTAAATATGCTGTTCCTGTCAATGCTTCTGAGAACGTAATTGTTAGCGCATTTAGCGAATCATAAGTAACGCTACCGACAATGCTATTCCCGGACGTGTCAACGCAGGTTACAGACGGGTATTTATTCAAATCATGAGTGATTGACCAAGTTGCACTAGCTGTCGATTGCGTGAATGTATAGCTTGCGCTAGAAGAACCTTTGCCGTTATTAGTCAATGTATGAGTGTATGCCGTTACGTCCGAAAGGGACTGAACACCACTACCATATATATTGTAGGAACACAGCTTAATATAAATGGTCTGTCCAACGTAGTTATCACCAAATTCATATTTGAATACGGAATCGTTTAGTCTTGCGAATTGTGTCCCGTTTTCGTGTTGGGCTATTGTAGTGCTATATATACCACGAACTAAATATGTTAGATCATAATTATATTCGGCGGTCAATGTCGCTGTTTCATATGCGATCAACTCGCCGTCCACATAGCAAATAGTGTTGTAACTAGTTGCGTCTGTCTGTGTACCACTTGACAATGTGCCGCTACTTTCGGTTAAATCGACAGACAGCGTATTGCTTGTGTCAGGGCTAGTAGTTGTTGTAGCTAGGTCAGCCGTTAATAAGCCTGTTTTACATTTTGAACTAATCTCGCCAACCTTTTTGTAGCTATCGCCGTCCTGTGAAACATAAACATAGCAACCGCCCCAATTTGACGATTCACCGCTTGCCGCTATCCAGGTTTCTAATGTGCCGTCAGTAAGGCCGCTTGGAGGGTCAAAAATAATAGGCGTGTTTACATCACCCGGGGATGTAGCCGTGTTAGTTCCTGCCCGTACTGGTTCTTGTCTGCTGTAAGTAACAGTTCCACTACCTGTTGCTCCAACTTCTTCTACTGTTAGCTGGATTGTTTTGTTTTCGTCAACCTCAATTTCATTTATCCGTACCAATTCAGCATCAAGTCCAAGGTAATCGTCAGTTATTTCGAGTAGGTCCATTGGGTCCAATAGGATAAATGGGAAATAAGGAACTTTCAGCGTGTAGGTATTACGATGGTATATAGTCCGTTCGGCAATATTTACGACCACAATAGCCGCCACCGCTGACGTTGTAACACAGTCTAGGCTGACAGAATCGGCTTTTCTAAGTCCAATATCGTCAATACTTGCCAGGTCTTCGCAACTAATAACATCGTCGGCGTATTCATCAGCACGATTCTTAAATGTAAGTTGCTGAAAATTATATATGTCGCTTGTGCTGTCTGTACCTAGCTTAACGGGGTCGTCATCATCATAGATATAATCGGTGTCAGACAACGAATATATTGGTGTTAAATCTGGCGTATATGTGGTGCTGTTAGCTGTCAGGCTGGTTGTACCGTATGGAATTATCTTCAATATTCCTTGACTAACGATAGCGTTACTGTTGGTTGCCTTTGCTATGTCGTTAAAGGTATCCGACAGTTCTGCTTGGTCTGTTAATGCTAATGAGAGAAATATATCGCTTGCTAGGCAATACGTTTGATATTCGCTCATGTCGTCAAGGTAGGCTGTTGGGTAATCAATGCCGTATACAGAGTCAGTTAAAAGCCCTTTAATAATCAAATACGGTTCGCAGTCTAAATTACCCGAACCGTAAATGTTCTTCCCGAACACTTCAAACCCGTATGAAGTTAGATAATTACTGCTTCCTAATGATATATAGCCAGCCACATACGCGATGTAAGGATACGTTAAAACATGGTTTGCGGTTTCACTATAATAAGTATACTTGTAAGTATAATAAATCTTTGTACCTCTAAAATCTTGATCGAAAGTGAATTTTAATGTAGAAGATGAAAAACTATAATATTCAGTGCTAAGCGTTACCTTTCTTTCATCATTGTAATAGTAAACAGAAGTAAGGCTACTAAAGGTATCTGATGTAGATGGTAATGTTATTGTCAGCGTGTAAGGGCTGGAAGATGGTACTGTTCCCGAACCGCTTGTACTTACCGTTACAGTACCGTTGTGCTTACTCGTCATATACGACCATGCCGACTGGCTTTTAGTGCCATAAAACACGCTTAAATCGTCTTCAGTGTCCAACGCATCACCATCGGAATCATAATACAGTGCTGCTATTGCCGTTTTAGTAGCCGTATCAAAACCATAATCACTATTAAGCGAGTTTTTTTCGTATGCTGTGCTAGAGTCCCATATCCTGCCTATACCGCCTATTGTCCCTTCGCACAGTCCAATTGCCGCCGCTACTTCATAAGTGTAACTGTCCGTTGTAACGCCGCCTTTACCGCTTGTAGTTGACGTTGTTATAACTGTGAAATCAACATAATCGATACAGTTACCGCTAAGTTTATGAGTACCGTACACTATAGAAAGTGGTTGCCCGAATACTGAGGTAGTGATGTCTAAATAATCGTATTTTGTCCCTGTTGATACTGTTGAACCGCCCAAATATATCTCCTACCCTTCTGGCCAGAAGGAATATATTGCCCGTTGACGCTTCGATAGATTGTTTTGTGTCGCATCAGCATAGACAACGCCTATCCTTATATAGGCATGGATTATGGTTGGATAATCGACCACAATCGCGCCGTGGCTAATACATCTGCCGTATTGGTACAAGATTACATCACCAGGAAGTGGGTCACGGTTCTTAACTTCATGTCCGAACTTGCTAACCCAGTCTAAATATTGTTCTTCCGAGTGATGCAAGTGCCATTCATTAGAGTAATGTGGTAATTCCGTATGTGGGACAAGACCGCACCGTTCGAATGTTTCTAGTACCAACATACCACAATCAACGCCAGCCCCTTTTACCCGTGCTTCGTTAATGTGCGGAGTGCCTAGCCAGGATTTTGCTTCGTCTACTACTTGTTGCCGTTGTTGTCGTTCTAAATCAGTCATAAATTAATCTCCTTCCATTAACTAGCAGATACCCTAGGAACTGGAATGAAAGGTGTTCCCCTGTAACTACTACCATTAGAGAACCTGCTTTTACAAAGTGAGCGAGTATGGTCACATCCAGCTATTAGCTTCACTGTGTTGCCTGTAACGGGAGTATATTCCAGGTTATACATAAGGCTTAGTGTTGCTATACCCATGCTAGAATCGTAAGTATGGCTTTTTATTGTCCTGCTAAGACCGTAATTATCGCCTGTAGAGAATTTTACATAGCCGCCTTGATAGTAACTAGCCGAATGGCTACAAGTGACATACAGCTTGCTTTTTGTACTGCCAGATAACAATGTATAGCTTTCTGTCCAATCGTCTTCATCTAAGCCGCAAGTATCACCGTATAGGCAATTCATACATCCAGCCTGGTAAAGATTAGGAGGACTTTTGGTTGTTAACAGGTCAGTAAATGTCTTGATTTTTAATTCAGCTTTTGTACGTCCGGCAGATTCGACTTCTGTCCTGCCTACGAACAATACTAATTGATAATCCTCTGTAGCCGACAATGCCCATGACTCCATGAACACCTGTGAATATTCGCATGTAGCCCATCTGAATGAACCTGATCTAAGCGCACGTGGAATATAAACCGAATTATTATTTATGGTCAATGTGTCTGTGTCGTAATACATTGTGATTGACAATTCGTCAACACTGAAACCCAGCGATTGTTTTAGACCGCCCGTGTCAATTGGTAATGGGCTATAGCTATATGAACCGCATGTAAAATTATAGGGAAGAGAAGTAAAGCGGAATATTGTTCCGTCTGTGAGCGTGAATTTAAAAAGCTCAACCAGGCACAAGCTTGTTGCCGAGTTGAGCAATGTGAGTAATGCTGTTGAACATGTCTTCATATCAGCACCGACTTAAAAATGACACTGTCACATTTCCATATTCCATTTAAAATCTCTTCAAATTCCTGCTCATCTTCCGTAAATCTACACCTATAATAAAAACCACCCGTCCATGCAAGCGTTGCGCTCGATGAAGGGGCAGTAGTAAAGGTAACCTTACCTTTTGACGTATAAGTAAATGCGGTTGTAGGTACTCCATCTATAGTAATAACAGGGTCATCCAGTACGCCGATCACAGGTTCAATAAAGCCGCCCCATGATCTGCATAGTTGAAATGTTGTTGTTGAACCGTCACCAGTACCGAACTCTTGACCATTACAATAATTGTCGTATAGGTCATAATATAACCAATCATCGTATTTTCCCATGCGATTTATATAGAATCCAATTAACTTCTGTATGTCATCTTTAACCGAGTTTTTATCTAGCAAATATTCGTATCCGATAGTGAATGTCCACTTAGGATAAGGAACAAGGGATAGAGTTTTATCTATCCCCAGTACGCTAGTTTGCTGTATTGTTTTAAACTCTGGTTTCTTTTTTATACCTAACGACAACCCTCTCAATAAGGGAAAAACTTCATCACTCATCCAATCACCTGCCCTATGCTAAATTCCATCTATTAGCATTGTATTGCGCTCCTGATCTTGTCACATTGTAAATACCCTTTGCTGTCTGCTGTGCATTGCTAGATAGTACCCTTTTAACACTCGCACCGTCCATTGCACTGATTTTATAATTTTGGCTGCTACTTACATTTGGAACACTGAATTGTTGTTGCTGATTATTATTGCTACCAGAGAAACCACCATTTGAAATAAAGTCCCTAGCGCCTTCAGCAAAAGTAGCAGGGACAATCGTTTCTCCTTTATGTACCTGTGCTAGCATATCCTCCGGTACTTCCAGTGTACCTACATCATAAGACGGCAAACTTGTAGTCGCCACCCCAGAGCCGTAGTAAGAGGAACTTGACCGGGTTGTGGTGCTGGAAGATGAACTAGAGCCGCCGCCAAACAACGCTGACAGAGCATACATAATAGCCGCCATTTGTAGCAAGGATACTAATTCAGTACCTATATTAGTAACGGAGGTTTGCGCGGCTTCTGTACTAGCATTTTGCTGTGCTTCTTTTAGCTTGTTTGCGTTTGCAATTTCTTTGGCTGTTTTATTATTGTCCGAAGTTATCGCGGCAGTATCAGCCGCTGTTTTATTAGCTGTTTCAGCGGCAGTAGTTGTTGTGGTATTTGATTTGACTTCGTTGTTGGCTTTCTTTTGACCTAGCACCAACTTATTCAAGCCAGCGGTCCACTTCGTTGCAAAATCGCTACTATACTGTTGTGCTACAGCTTTCCAAAGGCTACTAAAGATGCTTGTCATAGCCTCTTTGAACGACTTAGTTTTAGTAAGGATGCTATTCATAGCCTGCTCAACGCCGGAAGTATACGCTTTTAAGGCTGCTATTTCGTAGCGATTCTCCTGCTGGTAAGATTGAAGGTCTAAATTATTCTTCTTATTATAATACTCTTTAGTAGCCGCCATTTTGGCGTTTAAAGTCGATCTTAGTTGAGTGGCATCCGTTGAGTTGTCTTCCATCAGCTTTTCGGTTTTCGCCCGATCTGCCGATGTAGTAGCATTACAATACTGCTTGTACAAATCTAATTGTGTAGTTAAATTCTTCGCACTTTCACTAACTAATTCTACTGTTTCTTGCTCGTTATCATCGTAGGTTTGTTTAGCCGCTACTTTTTCCTGCTGTGTCTTCTTTTCTTTGTTTTCCGTACCCATTACAGCATCTACATTAATACCAGGATTTTCTTTGGCCTTTTGTGCCGCTGACGCTGTTCTCTCTAGGTTAGCCCGTTCTTTTATTACCTTTAGCTGATTTTCGATCAACTTTGTTTCAGCTTCTATAGCGGCTTTCCGCTGTTCGTACCATTTAGCTGAACCTGCTAATTCGCTATTGACCTTTTGTAAGGCTATGTAAACCTTTTCCTCATCAGGCGAAAGCGTTTCACCATTAGCCTTTTTCTGAGCAATATCATTTTCAATCTGCTTTTTTTTGTCCTCAGATATTTTTGCCATAGCTTCTTCACGGTCATATTTAGCCTGATCTAGTTCTAATTCTTCGTCAATGATCTTCTTCTTACGCTCATATTCGCCCTTATTGTAATCCAAAGTTTCCTGATGCTTATTGTCATCAGTTTTGGGTGTTTCCGACAAAAAGGCGTTATATAAGTATAAATCATCGTTAGCGGTAAACTTCTTACCTTGACTTTCTGTATCGTACTCTGCTTGTGTTTTAGCCGCTTCATAGGCTTTTTTCTGCTGTTCGTATTCGGTTTCGCCTGATTCACTGGAACTACCAGAACCGCCGTGTCTTCCGCTACTACCCCCTGCGCCACCGCCACCTATTTGGTCAGGTAAGGTTGGCGCTGTAACAGGAGCCATACTAGAATCCATTTGAGCCTTAAACTGTTCGTACATGGCTTTTTGCTCGTTAATGGCCTTTTGAAAAGGGTCTTCTTCTGGCGTCGCATTACTATCTGCAGCACTTGTAGCTGCTTTCGCCATATCTAAGATACTACGAATTTTGTTAGCTATTCTATCAGCTAATGCGTCGATTTTATCAGCTAATTGCGAGAAATAAGAAATAACCTGATTAGCCCATTCTGGTAATTGTACGCCAGAGAAGTCGAATAAACCGCCGCAAATATTAGATATTGCGTCCTTAAAGCCTTGTACTAAAGCTGGTAAAGCGTCACAAGTGCTGATAATTATTTTATATATTATCTGTGCCGCACTACTAAAAAAGCTAATCCAGCCATTCCATTGTGCTTTAATTAGTTCGATTGTTCCCTCAAACAGTGCGTATACCACATACAAACCAACGCCCAATAGAGGAAACGTTTTTAGAGCATTTTCACAACATTGATAAATAAAATCTATTAGTCCGTTCCATATGCCTATTAGCAAAGGGCCGACTGTACTCCAATTGGTATAAACTTCGTATATAGCTGTTCCAAGGGCGATAATCCCAAGAATTACCCAGCCAACTGGCCCCATTGCAACCCATAATGCCCTAAATGCTGTTGCTAATCCGTCAGTAGCCGCTATTTGTGCCGTTGTAGCTATTGTTGCCGCCGCACTTGCCGCCGACTGTGCCCAGGTTCCTGCCGCCGATAGTGCTACTGTTCCAGTAGTAGCCGCTAATGCTATGTTATATAATCCCGTTGCAATAGCCGCCATGCCAACCGCCGTACGAACCGCCACGTATCCAGCGACTAAAATTAACAACCCTTTTCCTACATTTATTACAGCCGTAGAATGTTGTTGTAACCACATCGCGCTACCAGTGAGGAATACAGCAAATTTTTTCAGTGCAGGTAATACCTGATTACCAATTGTCTGTGCTAATACCTGTAACGCCGCCTTAAACTGAGCAATTTTAACTTGGTACGTTTGCATGGAAACTGCTAATAATTGTTGAGTCATTGCGTCAGAAGACTTCTCTTTCATTTCATTCATGATCTTAGAAAAGTTTCCATTAGCGTCCTCTAGGAAGGCCATTAATTGGTTAACTTGGAATTTGCCACCAGCCAAGGACAAGGCCAATTTGCGCTGTCCTTCATCGTCTAGCTGTTGAAATAGGTTTTGCAACTCGCCGAATATATTTGCACCGCTTCGCATTGTCTTAGTGCCGTTTTCATTTACTTCATATAGCTTGATATTGTAAGCGTCTAACGCTTCGATAGCTTTTTTGGTATCGAAGTTTGCGGCTATACTTTTGAAGCTGTTGCCAATTGTTCCTCCGGCGCGAGCCGTTTCTGTAGACAGTGCCGCAACAGCCGCAATAGATTCTCTACAGTCCATATTAAAGCCTTTAAACGCACTCCCAGAGCGTTCTAACGCATCGAGTAAATCTGTCCCGGTGACTCTGGCCGTATGTACCGCAACTGTAAAATCGTTTAAAAATTGTTTAGTTCCTTCGCCTGATAAACCAAATTGGAGCATTACAGCTTCTAAATCCTGACTTGCCTTTGTAAGTTGAACTTGGTCGAGCCTATTCATAGTTAGCGCAACGCTTGTCAAATATGATACAATTTCGACATCTTTGAACCTTCTTGACAGGACTTGCATTGCTTGCTGTACGTCTTCAATACTAGCACCATATCCAACAGCATAAGTTTGGGCAGTCTGTGTTAATCGTTGCATGTCAGCGTCAAGCAATTCGTTGTTGCCGTGGTATCGGTCAGACAATTCAAGGTTTTGCCTAATCTTGGCGTTTAACGCTTCTGTTGATTCTGTTACGCCGATTATAGCCGCTGGTATTGCAACTATGCCGCCCAGAAAAGCCGCTGTGCCAATCCATTCTAAATGGCTTTTTAGCTTACCTAACGCCCCAGTTAATCCACTTGCACTTGAAGCGGCACGTTGAAAAGCTGGGCCTAGGCTTTCAGTAGCACTGCCGACATTCTTAATAGAATTAGCCGCCCCTGCTGTCTCAACAGATTTAAGGGCACTATTCATGCTATTAATCTGTTCAGCTGATTGCAAGGCCGCAGTTCTGGTAGTAGCCGCCATTTCCGACATGCTTTTACCTATACCTTCGGTCATCGTAGACATTTTAGAAGTTATGTCCTGCGCTGATTGGCTTACAGCCTGAGTAATTGCTGTCATAGATGCGGTTAAAGCCGAATAATCAGCACCGATAATAACTTTGTATTCGCCTAAACTGGAATCTGCCATAAAATCCTCCTTTCCTATTTAAATGAACCGCCAGCGCCCGTAAAATCTTCCACAAAACCCTCTAGGCTGCGACTAACATTACTAGGCTCTGCGGTCTTATTGGCTTTATTGCCGCCCTTACTAGACGCGAACGCTTCAAAAAATAATTTTAGCATTGTTCCAGCAGGAGGATTATTCCGTATGTAATCAAGATGAAAAAACAAAGTTTCTGTATCTAGTTCTTCGTCTACATATTGCTCCGTATAGCCGAAACTAGCCGCCATTTTGGGATAAACTTCAAACCATATTAAGCCTTTTTCTTGTGTTCCAGAAACTTCTCCGTAGCGTTTTTTCTCTCTAATTCAACTTTATCCTTAAATTCTGTTGACTGAGAAACAAGATTTTGCATAACGCCCATTAGCGCAGTTACATCTTCAAAACCATTTTCAACTTCTTCAGCTTCAATATCAGGATAATTGCGCCGTAATGCGGTAACAACCAATTCAACAAGATTACTCCAACTTTCAGCCGTAATAGCCCCTAGTCCATCATCATTAATATTACGCATATCATCATTAATCTTTTTCAGTTTTGCACTTGCATCACCTTTTGAAAAAGCCTTTATCGGTAGCGGAGGCAATATATACTTTTGACCATTTAATTCTATTTCAACGCCTTTAACTTTTACCAAAATTAAAACCACCTTATTTCCAAATTTAATTAGGAGCGCCATTACAGCGCCCCTTTGTTCACTTAATTTACATTAACTTCCCATACTAATCCAGCCTAGACTGTTCAAATCGTCTGCTGTTGCTTTAAAGTCGAAAGATGAGCCGTTGAACGCTTCTGACTTCCATGCCATGCCGATCTTACTCGACAAACAGCAATTTAGCCATACATTCATTTGCTTAGATTCATTCTGTTTATTAATCAAGTCGCCTTGGATGAACATCGAGAAAAATGTCGCGGCGGCTTGTTTTACGTTAGTCAGGGCAATAATATTACCGTCAGCAGATACGGAAGTAGTAGCCGTTCCGCTAGAGATAACAATTGTGCCCGTGTATGTTGCGGCGGCAGGAGTATTCCCTTCACCTGCATCCGTTTCAGTCAGGGTAAAGGTTGCACCAGTGGTAGTTACAGTATAGAGGTTTGTAACCGTAGTATTGGCGTTCAATGCGGTAACAATATTTGCTACAGTAGCCGCAATGGTAGTGCCAACCTCAAAATTAGTGCTATCGGTTGTAGCCGCGGTTGCTGTAAGGGTTACTCCAGCAACTGTAACCGTATCAGCCGCCACCGCGTTAGTGGTTACAGTGTAGGTCATCGCCCCTGCTGTAGCTGTTTTCGAATACAAATAACTTGCCACACCAGACATAGCGGAAGTTGTATCCGAACTATTGAAGGTATACACACCATCAGCGCAATAGTATTCGCCAACGCCCGGAACGGTAGAAGTAGTTCCTTTTAGAATTTTGGAGTTAGTCGAGCCAATGACTTTTTTAACGCCCAAATCCTGATAGAAATTAGCCGCCTGTGCAACGGTATATGTTGACGTTCCTGCCGACAGTGAGAACGCTTCTTGTAGCCATAGCCGTTGACCTGCGGTACTTGAACCGACACCGTTAAATAGTTGTTCCATAGCGTCTTTATTAACAACGTTGATCGTTCCCTTACCGCTAATGGTGCCTTTGCCTAGTGCGATAATATCGGCGTATGCTCTGCGTGTTACCAATTCTTTCGAATCTCGGTTGAAGTCAAGCGTAATATCGCTGATACTCATTAGCTCTTGTGGTATACCGTCCGAGTCAACAGCGTATACAGACGCACAACCAAAAGGATATTGATTACCCATAAAAAATAATTCCTCCTTAAAAATTTACAATAAAAAATACGCCCTTAGCAGGCGTTCATTAGTCCACGTGATGCAATTATAGAAAACTGAATCATAAAATAATCCGTTCGAGTTTCTATATCATAGTTAAATTTGCCATCTACTTTACGGCATTTGGCCAACTCTGCAATAGCGCTCCTCATATTTTCTGCCGTATCTATAGTAGACACAACAAGATTGTATAAGTAAGCGACTTCATCTGGCCCATTCTTTGACCAGCCATGAATATAATAGGTGTCACCATCGAATACAGGCGCTTGTGCAAATGTCTCCGATGTGTCCTTCATAATTGTTATACATGGGAAAACAGGGTTATTTACACCGCTGATATAGCCTGGATATATGGCATAGCATGTATTACTACTTGAGTCTGTAAAAGTACCCAGTAAGGATGTAATACTACTGTTAGCCAGTAAATATGTTCGTATTGTCGCTATAATCGGGTCATAAGTTACTATTGATATTGTTCATCACCCACTTTGTATAGTGGTCATTACTTCTGCCAGCGATTCCTTAAATGCACCGCCGATAAAGTTTCTAGGCCGCATCTTAGAAGTGCCTGTAATCAGGTCAGCAATATACGGTACTTTACTTTCCTGGACTCCGATCTCGACCTTCGGATTAATAAGGTTCAAGTCTTCGCTTTTCTCTATATTTGCGTATAGTGTGCCTGATTGCTGATGCACCATATCATCACTATGCGGCGTATTGGCAGGGTATTTAGGGCTGTAAGGGTGTCCCATGTCGGCTAATTCTTTGAGGCTATGGTCAGTTAGTTCGGCATGTCGTTTAACATTACTTTCTACTATGCCACCAGCAACGGAAAGCCTAGCACCCATCTTGGCGGCTTCGGCAGGTACGATATTTTGTATGTTGGCAATAACAGCGTCTAAGCCTTGAATATTAACCGTCATGTTTCTTAATAATTGCAGGAAATTCCAGCCTTACCATTGTAAAATCTTCTGAGCCTGCAATAATCTCGCATTTTTGCGGTGCAAATACCTTTTTCCCATCAATCCACACCTTCAAGCCGAACCCAAACTCTGTTTCTTCGTCACTACGCAACGTATCAATTTCAACAATCGGAAAGTTATCCTTAGCTTTAGCCTTTGGCTTATCATTATATGAAATAGCTTTCTTTGGATATAGTGACTCGCTACTGTAAAGTGTCTTAACATCGCTCATTGTATCGTACCACCTTCCAACCGTATTTCCATATGCTTCAACATCCAATAGCTATTTGTGGTAATAACTTTAAATTTCTCGCTAGTGCTTAAATCAGTTATTATGTCATTAACCTTAATGTCTGTAGGCTTACAAAACATATTTTTGTAGTAAATAGCAGTTTGGCCTTGTGCTGGAACTACAATTGTACCGCCCTCTGGCTGTAAATCGCATGACAGGCTTTCGGTTATAGTTGACAGCGTTTCAGTAGGTCTACCTGTTGCCGACTGCCCACTGACTACATACCGTTGCACTTTTACGTTATAAGGTAATATCATCCTGCCCTCACCCTAACCCAACCAAGGCCACAATTACCGCCATTCAATATATCCATAACTGACTGAGGTAACTTGTCCGTGTCTTCTCTCTGTATATGAAGGTTGCCTTGCTTTATTGACTTAACCATACTAACATTAGCGTCTGAGGATAAGAAATAATCATCCAATTGCGGCGCGCATGCCATTACAGCCGCTTTAACTATCTCACCGGGGTAACTTCCAGGCGCATAACCATATGAATAGGTCAACGTCGCAAGGTAAGTTCCATTAGGTGCTGTCGTATTGGCTAGAACATAGCCACCATAAGGCACATATAGCGAATCAGCACATGTATATGACAATGTAGAACCAACGATTTTATACACTATTGAATCAATAGAAGACACTGTCATATTCCTGGGAAATACTTTAACATAGCCATCCTTTACTCTGACTTGGTGCATTTCTGCTACGCTAGTACCCTGGACAAACGTCTGCTTACAGTAAGCATCAATTGCCTTAGATGCAGTATCACATATAGCCGTAATGTTGGTTTCATCGGTGGTTTCCCATGTGTAACCTAACTCAATAAGGTCGGTTAATGCACAATAGGCCATAACTATTTACTCATTTTTATGTGCTTGATTGCTTCGTCCAGGTGTTCAGCCGCGACCTTAACTTTGCCTTTGACAATTTCATAAGCCGTACCGCCGATAACCATTACACCGTTTTTTATATTGTGTTCGAGTTCGATTAACTCTTGTTTAATTTCTTGCTTAGCTTCATCAGCCATTCGAAAACCTTCCTTCTAAATAATATAGGGGCACTGTATTTAGTGCCCCCTTGCTGTATTAATTACTTAGGCAATACCTGACTTAACGTTGGTAATAATAGCCTGTGCCGATGGGAAGTAATGTTTCAATGCTTCATACGAACGTACCTCAAATTCATATTTCGGGCTAGTGAAAGCATACTCGATTTGACGATAATCATAGCCGCACTCAATTTCCATTACGGAAGGAATATTGGCGTTAGGATAAGGAACATTGTCAGCCATAGCGATCATAGTCCCATTTGGTAGCCACGGGTGCGCTTCGATCTTAACAATATTGCCGCCATACGATTTATTTACATACTTAGTTGCCAAATAGTTACCAGTAATATCGTTTTTCTCCGCATTGTTTACAAACAACGTAGGGGCACCAGCACCACTAATAATAGCCGAAGTAATATCTTTGTGTAATTGTTCGGATACAAGGTAGCGAGTCGGGCCGATTTTGAAGTTTTGGAATAGATAACTGTTCAATTCGTCAAGCTGTTCTACACCACCACTAGCTTGGGTCAATTGACCGTTAGCCATATCAAGGTAATAGCCACCACCATTAATAATCTGAGGAATAATACCGTCAAATGCAAGAGCATCGCCAGAACCGTCAGCGGTTGGTGCAGTAGTTCCACCCGATACAATTTTTTCAATGGTTACTGCACTGTTAGTAGTTACGATCTGCAAAGTTTCAGAGCCGGAAGTCGTACCAATAAACCAAGCATAAGCCAACGCGCCGCTAATCGGAGTTGCAGTAAGGGTCAAGGTTGATGCACTACCAGTGGTAGTAATAGACGTATTAGAACTTGCCGCCGTTACACCGTCATATGCGCCTGATATAGTAGCATTTGAAGAATCGGTTGCAGTTACGCCCAATACAAGACTAGCTTTCTGACTGTTCAATACGACACGGTTAGCCGCTACAAGAGTCAACGCCGCGACCTTTACATAGTACGTATTAGCCTCAATAGAGCCTCCAGTGGTCGAAGTGGCTACTGTAGGTGCGGACATAGTTCCCAGCGAGGTAATATTACCGCCGAGAATTAGCTTTTCTTCTTCGGTCATTACACGCAACAACAAGTTAGTTGCCGCCGTAGCTTTAGCATCTTGGAAATTACGTCCAGCCGCTTCGGATTCAAGCGACACGCTGTCTTGCAATGAAATAACTTTGAAGGTTGCTAATTTATCTTCCAGAGTATAAGACATTCCGTTGCCTCTGGTTGCTTCTGCCGCAGTAGCTTTACCAGCCGCATCAACGGCACTAATTGCTTTCCAATGTACGCTAGAGCCTGTCTTAGAAAGTTTACGTGGAATCTGGTTACGCAAAGGCGAAAGGAATGGAACTAGCTGTTTCGCAGGTGCTTCCAAGGAATAGCCGGAAAGGCCAGTAGCCAAGGTAATCGCTTTATTCATGTCTTGCGCTGATTTCACCATATCAAGGGTTTCTTGGGTAATTTGGGTCATGTTATCCATATTTTAAATAATTCCTCCTTAAATTTAGGCAACAAAAAAACCGCTGTTTTAGCGGTCTATTGTGCGTTATATGTCGCAATCGCAACTTTTTGACTTAACATCTGTTTAAGCATCGGGTCTTTTTCTTCATCCCGTAGCCGTTTGAGCAAATCCAATTCATTGCTAGGGGCATTTTCTTTAGCCATATTACCAGCCAATGATTTATTTATCACAGCACCGCCACCCAAAACTGGGCCTCCTGGCATCGGCATATTTTCAAGGTCAGTAACTTTCTTCGACAATGCTTCGTTATCAGCTTTAAGGCCATCAAATTCCTTCTGTAAAACCGACATACCTTCCATTGCTTTAGCGAGTTGCTGATTCATTTCAATAGCCTTTTCCATTCCGCTAGTCTGTGCTGCGTTTGCCATGTCTTTTTTATACATGCCAGCGCATTTATCGCACTTACAAGCACCGCCCATAGTGTTTAGGTCATGTGCCATTTTTTGCAAGGCCGCTAATGTGTCTTTGGAGTGCTTGGCCCCGGCCTTTTCAAGACCGTCAGATTCAGCAGTTTTATCGGTTTTATCCTTCTTATTATCTTTTTCTGCCTCATCATCTTGTTTCTCGCCATCGTCCAGCTTTTTGTCTTTGGCCTTTTTGTCATCTGGTTTCTTATCATCTTGGGGCTTGTCGTCTTTCCCTTTGTCAGCGGGGTCTTTCTTGTCTTTTTCTTCCTTGTCTCCCTTTTCTAAATCCAAGTTTTTTTGTGATTTAGTAGTTAGAACATCTGCCCCATTACCACCTGTTTCATCTTTTATAGGAACATATTCAACTTTAACCTGCTGGGCTTCTCCTATTGTTACCGCCCCGTCTGCATCAATAGTGTAAGGAATTCGGCATAAATCCTTATCGCCATCACCATCTAAATCACCTTTAACGATTACCGAATCTGAATATGTATTTTCTATCCAGAAATATCCGTAATTAGTAGGTGTTTTAACCTTGTCCGTAATGGCGGCATTAACCCTATCCCTAATTTCCTCATAAGAAAATGCCTTTGCCAAGTCATTAGTCGCAAGGGCTTTTTGAAACTCTCCTAGTATATCTTTGTTAACTTCCAATGTTTTAACCTCCATGTGCTTAAATTCGCGCTGCTCAGTTGTGCCGTTAGCTTTAATAACCTCAAATCCAGCTACACCAAGACAAGGATTATCAACAACAGATAGTTCAGCAATGCTTGGAATGTATTTTGTGGCTTGCAATTCTTCATCATACCATCGCTTTTGATATGAGCCCCCGATTGAATACCCGTTGATTACTCCTTCTAAAATATCATTCCAAGTTTTATCATCAGTGATTTTCGAGCAACATTCCACCTGTTTGGCTTCATTATTGAATACAATATCAACTACTTTACCGACAGCCTCAGCAGAATGTTGACGACGCACATTACCAAGCGATTTTCCTTTACTTAGTTCCTTGATAGAATCTGACCACTTTTGTATTTCTCCCTTAGATTGGTCATAATCAAGACACTCACCAGACTTGTCCACTTTTTCGGCTGTCATTATTCCATAGACTTCTCGCTTTTCTTCATCTACTTTAGTAATAGGAATAAACATTTTTAAGCCATCCAAATGTAATCACTTCCCTTTATTTTTCATCAAATCCACCATTCGCCTTGACTTCTTCCTTGCTCAAAAAAGAAAATTGTCTGCGGCATTTGGGATGTTCTAATATATTGTCGTTCGCATATTTTAGCGACCATGTTTGTCCGTTAGCCGTTGCACATACTGAGTCAAATTCTTCTCCGTCGCTGACTAGCACGCCGCCGACTATGCCGCTTTCTACTGCAATCGCAATACGGGTTATATTTTCAATAGTTTGTTGTTCAATTTCTTCGATATTTTCTACCCTGTCGTTACTCAATACATATGAGTCCTTTATCGCCTGTTTAAGCGTCGCTTTATCAATGCAAGTAGAAATACTGGAAGATATTCTTTCTTTAGTCACACGTTCAATTTCTGGAATTATGAATGATAACCGTTCTTCAATAATGTTGTCAATTATTTCGTCTTTTCGCTTTTTGGTAATAGAAAAGTCGCCGATCTGCTTTATTTCCGTTTCAGCCGAATCAAGCGACATTAGAGCATATCTTCTTAACAATGATTTTAATGCAGGTTCAAACTCGTTTTCAAAATCAAACTTGCCAAACAATAATAATAGAAGCAATGCTTTTTTATCGTCGCTGTCAGATTGGTTAATCACGTTGTCAGGTAATTCGTCAGCCATTTCCATTAGGTAATCTTCTAAATCGTTAAAAGTATCTTCCAAGTCGCTATCATCATTCTTGGAAAAGTTTGACATGTCTGCAAAGAACTTTTTGACTTCATCGGCAGAATCAATCGACTTTAACTTTTCATTCATCATTTTCGTTAAAGTCAACGGTAAAACGTTTGGTTCAAAGTCTCTTTTAGTCTTTTTTTTTAGCCTTTTTAATGCAAATTTCTCGAATTGCTTTAATTCGTCCGCAATCGACTTCTGAGCCGTTTTCTTATCTTCCGTAGATTCTTCTATGGGATTATCTTTTTCTCCGCTCTTATCGCCTGTTTTATCGCCTTTTTTGTCGGCTTGTTGTGTTCGAATGTTCATATTCTGCATATTGCCTGTTTGGTAGTCACCTTGTTCAAGTGCTTTAACCTGTGCTTCACTTTTAGCTTTGATAAATTCCTCTGTCAGCAATACGACATCATTGCCCAACTTAATATAAGGCGGTACACCATCTTTCAAAGTTGTCAACGGGGCAAGTCCACGATTCGAACGAACTTCATCGACTGTCAAAATACCACGATCAACATACTGCATGTCACGGGTAATTGTAAGTTGAGCATCTTCTTTTTTCTCATCAATATATTTGAATTTTAATCGTGTAAAGCCTAGCTCATATTGGATAATATCAGTGAAACTTTCTTCCAGGTACTTTTCCAACGGAGTAAGGCCAATATCTGTTTGCTGTTGATCTTGCGCCTGTGCTGTCGATCTGTTCATTGCGGATATAAATGCCTGCGGGTTAACACCATAACTTAGTGCTACAAGTCGCGCAATCCATTCGTCTATGGCAGGGTCGACTTTAAATTCCTTAGTAGCCGTATAAGTACCTTTCGGAACAAATCTCATTGCTAGACGTTCGTTAATATTGCCGCTCATTACATCGTTGAAAAGTTCTTGGTATTGCTGAATTTGTTCCGGTGTCCATTCAGCATCAACCTGGAATAGTCCAGCGTCAGGCAATGCGCCCTTCGTGTAATAGCGCAGGTGAAAGTCATCACGTCTGAGCATGATATTAATTTTCATCAATATATTTTCAGTTGGTGCTAGTCCGTAAGGTGTCCATGTCCTAGGGTATCGCGGTCTATAAATAATATCATTAGCTGTAAACCCAAGAGGAACATCACTACCATACGGCATACCATATACAATTTGTTGATATGCAGCATTAGGCGGTTGAGGCACACGCCCATAAGCATCTATTAGCGGTTTTATCATTGAGCCGTCAACATATTCCAATGAATAAAGTTTGCCGCCCCTTGTACGCCGTTTATATAGACATCCAGCATCAATTTGTAATACGTCCGTCAAATACGGCTTGAGCCAATCGTTAAACAAGTGTACCTTGTCAGGCTTATAGAAAAACTGTTTTACTGTGTCAATATCTTCTTTGTAATTTTCCCTGTCGTTTTTATCGGCTGGAACAATGTCCCATTCATCACCAGTAACCTGGTCTATCATCATTTTCCAGCACATAGCCGTTATGTCGTGTGTCTCTGCAAGAGTCCGCAGCACTTGGAATGGCGCAAGGCGATCATCTTCTGTACGTGGATTAACAACAAGATTTCTACCGACTTGGTATTGATATTGCCAAGGTGCTTTACCTTGGTTCTGCGGTTCAAGCGGATTCCCAGGCGAATACATGCCGCCATCGTTATATGCGTTATTACCGCCGACTGTACCGTTCTGCTGGTTCTGCTGTGCTGTTAATGCTTGTGCTTCTGCTGCCAGGCTTCTAGAACTTGCTACCTGATTACCTTTACGCAAAAAATCTAATATTCCCATTTATTTCCTCCTTTCTTCGATATTCGAGCAATTTCTAGGCTGGTTCAATCGTAACCTTAACCATTTGCCCGTTGAATTTTTCTAATTCCTTTTGCAATAGAACAATCTCGCCGCCGCAAACAATACCTGTTACGGTTTTTGACTTGACAACGCCGACAATAACTTTCTTGTCATCCATCCATGCACCGACTTTCTTTGAGAAATTTTAAAAAGGACGCTGTACTAAGACAACGCCCTTCGCATATAAAAATAGCCGCCCTTTGGCGACTCCGTTCTTTTCGATATTACTATTATATCAGCCGTTTAAGCCGTTTTGTTCCCTAATTTGTCCGCATTTTGTCCGCAATTTGTCTGCATATCTTCTTTTCGCTCCCCAAACTGTTTCCATGGCAACAAATCACGATACTTTCCTATTACTTCACCTTTCATAGCGTAAAATCTGTTTTTTTCAATATGCATATAAACTTCTACCTGATTCCGGCTATTTTGCTCAAAAAAATAAAGCTTACAAAATTCCTGTAGCTCCTTCTTTAGCGAATCAAATATTATTTCTATCGCCCTGGCCCGTTTCATATTAAGGGTCGGTTCGTTCCTGCGCTCAACAAGGTCAAGTGTCTGATTTCCCATATCTGTGCCATGCGGCTGAGTATCATAGCTTGTGGTACACTTGGCAAATAACTCGCTTAATTCTTCTTTATCAAGCTGTGCCTTTGCTCTGTATGTATGGTATTTTTTCAGTATCATTTCAACTGTATTATTAATTTCCTGGTCTGTATAAGTCATGCAATCACGCTCCAATTTCTATTTTAGTATGAATTTAGATAACCACGGTAAATCAAGTTAATTTGTAGTTTCTTCAAACTCAACAATATCGCTCTCGATTATCGGATAATTATTACCATTTATTTTAAGCGAAAGTCCTTCTCCGCTTTCGCCAATCATCATAAACACCTCATCGCCCGGATTACAATCACATGCCCCTGTTACTTTGAACTTTTGTATCCAGTTATTATCTTTGAACGGCAATTCACCTATAATTATGCTCTTTTCTAGTAGCGATAAACTTCTCACCACCCTCATTCCTCCTATAGGCTCTTGAGGGTCGCTTATTGTAATTTCTTTTATTATGCCGTTTGTGCCTATTATTTTCTCCATTTCTGTTACGCTCCAATTATTTTAATAGTCAAAAGGTCAAAATATATACAGCAAAAAAGACTAAGACATTTTTGTCCTAGCCTTTTAATTTATTCTCGTTCTCATTATGTATCTCATTATACAATTGTCCAGCCCATTCAAGAAACCAATCTTTCGTCATTTTTGTATCTTTGGTTATGGTTAGTTTACCAATTTTGCAACTATTAAGCCGCCAAGTTAATTGCAATCTGTTTTCTGTATCCAATTCTTCAGTATTAACGGTTACCGTTTTACTCATATCCATTTACCTCTTCTCATTCTCTTTAACTGTCTCTGCGCCCTGATCTGTCCGCTCCTAGCCCCTCTATGGGGTGGATTACCAACGCCCATCATGTTAAGTATGACCAAGAGAAAAACGCACATGCAAAATACTATCATAATTGCACCGCCTTAAAGATTCATTTGAGAATATACCATTTCGTCTAATTCATCCTGTTCAATGCCAATATAGCGTTTCGTTACTACTAGGCTGGAATGGTTTAAGCACTTCATGATATAGTACGGCTCAACACCTTGTTTAAAGGCGTGATACCCAAAGGTTTTTCTCATACTGTGAGTCCCTACGTTTTCTTCTATCCCACACCATTCAGCGGCGGTTTTCAGTATTCTCCATGCGCTCTTTTCGCTTATAGGTTTATTTTCTCCCTTGGCACTGGGAAATAGTGTTCCTGTATTAATTCCTGTATTTTTTAAGTATTTTTTTATTGCTTTAACGCATGTATCAGACAGAGCAAACTGTTTAACTTTACCAGTTTTCTTTTCCCTAATCTGCACGATACCTTCCTTCACATCTTCTACGGTAAGTTTCAGCAAATCGCTAATCCGTAAGCCGCTATTAATACCTAGCACAAACATTAAATAATCACGTTCATTGCGACTAAGTAAAAATTCCTTCATATCTTCAATTTTCTTAACATCTTTAATTGGCTTAACTTCTGCTATATTTCCTTTAGCGTTCATTGCAACCACTCCTAATGTGAACTTTTATGTATTTATAATATCACATTATATTAGTAATTACAATGTTTTTAATGCGAAGTTTTATTTTCTTTTTGTTGTTCCATCCATCTAATTAATCCTTCGAAATTTGCGCCGCCAGATATTTGCTCACTGAATCCTGTTAATGCGTCCTCTATATCATCGTGAGTATTTTTACCTTCACGCTGATAACTCATTATATGGGCATAGGCATCGGGCCATTTATCACGCCAGTTAGCAGGGAAAAATAGATGATTCATTACGAACGTCGAACCTGTAACAATTCTAGCTACCTTGTTTTTTGACTGAGCAAACCACTTAAAAGTAGTATATCGGTTCTTGTGTTTTTCGTAATATATCCTTTCTACGTTCCTGGCAAATGTTTTACCGCCTGCGTTGCTTTCCACAACAGCTAGATTTACCAAATTATCATGCAAACTTTTAGCTACAAGCGGCTCGGTAATCTCCATACCATCCTTGGTATAGACAATATCTGTTATATATCCCTCACCTTTGTACACATGTCCAATCACACAGGCTAAATAGTCGTTGCCGCTATCGGCAGTATCGCAATAAGCAATAACTCTTTCGGTCAGTAGGTTACCGTTATCATCCTTCGGTAAATCTGTGTAAGTAAGTATTTGCTGATACAATTTCCCTTGTACATCAATAGGCTTCTGGTGATAATTGGCCATAAAAATAGCGGGGTCTGCTACCCGCTTTAAACTTTCATATTTTTTCTTTGACAATACATCAGGGCATAACATTTCACCTTCGGGAGAACACGCTTCTATACTTAATACCAACCATTCCTTACCTTCCGGCCCTGCTAATATCCTCCCTGTTGGGTCTTTCTTAGACCACCTAGTGGCATTTTGTATTTCTATGCCGCCCGTCGTTCCATCTTCTAGCCGTGACATAATAGTACCCGTGTACCACAACCATATTTTATCAAGAGCGTTTTCGTTCATCGCTGTTTCAGCATCTTTAACCACATCATCGCACAAAAGGACAGAAGCGCCACGCCCTGTAACACTTCCTCCGACACCAGCCCCTTTGTAATTGAAGAATGATTTCTCAAGTGCCCATTGCATAAACGAAGCATTGCCTTTAGATATTTTAGTATTGGGGAAAATATCGCTATAAACAATATCGGTTGGCAAATTTTTAGTTGTCATTATCCCATCTCTTGTATATCTCGAAAAATCACTTGCTAAATCGTCGTTATATGAACAAGATATAATCTTTTCCCTAACATTTTTACCTAATATCCATTCACAAAACATAACTAATGTCCTTGACTTGCCATGCCTAGGTGGAAGATTCTGGATAAGTTTAGTATAAACTTTATCGTCCTGCAACCGTTCCCAATCAACTGATAATATATACCATTTTGGGGCTATGCTTTCAGCTAGTTGTCTGAACAGTTTACCTGTAAGTCGCCGCTCATATAATGCCTGTAGAACTTCGCAATTTAATCGTAAGTGCCATCTATGAGGCTGGTAAAAGTCATCAGCTAACATACAGCAGAACGCCCAGAACGACTCCCTAGCCTGTCTAATATTTAACTCCCTCTGTATTATAGCTAACTTGGCAATATCGCTATTCTGCGGCATCTTCCGCAACCTCCCATAGCATCATTGCCCTTGCCATGCCATGCGCCAATTCTTCTTTGTCACCAGTCAAATGCCAGTTTATCAAGTGTTCCATCAGGTGATCGTATATTTCATCGGGTGTCAGCTTACGCCAATTATCTTTTTCATACCTCTCTGCCCCTTGTGCCATAACATGTCCAACCTCTAATAGTGCCCTATGCGGCATCAGGCTAAAGGCTGTAGTGATCTTCGACTGTTTACCGCCCTTTACGCCTGTAACGATGTTGTCGTGTTTCTTCCACTCTGTTGTTTCCGTAAATTCTAGCGGCTTATTTCTAATCAACGTAGCGGTTTCCATTGGTTGATTTTTGCCCTCTATTGATAATATTTTGCATTTGCCGTTTTCGTATATTGTAAATTCTCTTTTGCACCACTCGCATCTATATGTAGAGCCATATTCCAAAGGAATAGACAAAGATACTACATTCGTACCACAATTTGGGCATTCTGTCCTAATATAATTCATCAATAATCATCCTTTCGCATAACGTATAACGGTAAAAACTCGCCTTTACAGCCTTTAATACTTCCTTCTTCGTCTACTCTAACTTCAATAATCCAACCGCCTACATAGGCCGCCAGTTTCTTATCTCGCATAAACGGGGTCAATGCCTGTGTTGTTCCGCTTTCGAAACAAAATACATTACGGTAAAACATTTGGAATGACTTATGGCGATGACCTGATAACAATATAGAAGGTTTTTGGCCTGACATCATAGCATCACAGTATTTTTGCAAGGCGTAAGAATTCGCGTAGCTGCTACCATCTTTTCCATGCCATAACTCTACAGTGGTATTAGGCGCGATATTAACCGTTGCATTGGAATAGCCAAGGAATTTCATATCTGGCCTTTTAAGCGATATTATTTCGCTAATATCAAAACCGCCGTTAGTTATATGAGTTTCATCATGATTGCCTAGTAT